CGCCATGCCCCGTGGCTCGGGCAAGTCAACGCTATCGATCTGGGCGTGCCTGTGGGCGTGCCTGTACGGACACCGCTCGTTCGTGATGCTCGTCGGCTCTGACCAAGCGATTGCGTGCCAGATGCTCGACACGCTCAAGAGTCACCTAGAGCAGAACGACCTCTTGGCCGAGGACTTCCCGGCGGCGTGCTATCCGGTGCGTGCGTTGGAAGGCATCACGGCTCGGGTGCGTGGGCAGACGTGCGAGGGCGAGCCTACCCACATGGGCTGGACGGCGGACAAGGTGACGATGCCGTGGATCGGCAAGGCTGCGTCTGCTGGTGCCGCTGTGCGAGTCGCTGGCATCACTGGGCGTATCCGTGGCGTCAGCCACACGCGACCGGACGGCAAGACCATCCGGCCTGACCTGTGCCTAATCGATGACCCACAGACCGACGAGTCTTCAGCGTCGCCTTCGCAAGTCGCTACCCGTGAACGCATCCTTGCCGGTGCGATCCTTGGGCTCGCCGGTCCCGGCAAGAAGATCGCCGGGTTGGCGACGATCACCGTCATCCGTCCTGACGACCTGGCTGACCGGCTGCTTGACCGGATGCGTCATCCGTCGTGGCAGGGCGAACGCACCAAGCTTGTCTACGAGTGGCCGACCGCAGATGAACTGTGGGGCCAGTATGCCGAGATGAGGCGAGAGGGCCAGCGTAGTGGCGAAGGCACCGCATCTGCCGATGCGTTCTATGCCAGCCAGCAGGCGACGATGGACGCTGGGTCTCGGGTGGCGTGGCCCGAGCGGAAACACGACGATGAACTCACGGCGATACAGCACGCATGGAATCTACGCATTGACCGTGGTGAGTCTGCGTTCATGGCGGAATACCAGAACGCTCCGCTCGCCGACGACATCTCCTCCGAGAAACTAGACAAGCGGTCGCTCGCCGCTCGGGCGTTGACGCTGCCTCGTGGCACGGTTCCGCTGTCGCACCAGACGCTCACGGCGTTCATCGACGTTCAAGACAAGTTGCTGTACTGGCTCGTCGCCTCGTGGGGCGAGTCGTTCGGCGGTCACGTCGTGGCATACGGCACTTACCCTGACCAAGCCAGCACGTTCTTTGAGGCTAAGAACGCGAAGAAGACGTTGGCGCTGGCCGCCAAGGGTGCAGGCTTTGAGGGTGCGTTATCCGCTGGCCTTGAGTCGCTGACGCAGATCCTCTTGGGCAGGGATTGGCTGCGTGAAGACGGCGTCGAAATGCGAGTACGTCAGGTGTGCGTCGATGCCAACTGGGGACAGTCCACCGAGGTGGTGCGGACGTTCTGCCGGCGGTCCACGTTTACCGGCTCTCTGCTGCCAACTCACGGCAAAGGCATCGGTGCGTCGGGCGGCTCGCTGACCGAGAAGAAGGGGCGTGGCGAAAAGCTCGGCCTCAACTGGGTGATGCGTCAGACGGCGACGAACCAGCGATACGGCGTCTACGACACGAACTTCTGGAAGACGTTCTCGGCTGCCCGGCTGCGGCTGACGCTGGGTGATCCCGAGGCAATCACGCTCCACGCTGGTGATCACGACATGCTGATTGAGCATCTGACGAGCGAGTACCCGGTGAGGACTGAGGCACGCGGGCGAGTCGTGGACGAGTGGAAGCTAGACAACCGGCGCGAGAATCACTTCTGGGACTGTCTCGTCGGCTCTGCCGTGGCGGCGTCGATTGCTGGCGTCCATCCCGTGGCGACAGAGGCGGGAGGACGGCTGCGGAAGAAAGTGACAATCCCGACTGATGCCAACGGGAAGAGAGTCATCCAAGTCAAAAGGCTCGGTAAATGATCAGCGTAGTCAGCGTCGATGGGCTTGAGCCTCGGGATCTGTTTGCCATCCGCTCGCGGCTGACGAAGCCAGACAGCGAGTTCAACCGGGAAGTGTCGGGCGTGCTAGAGGGCGAGTCGTCTAGTTGCACGCCGATTGCCGTCTGCCACATTGACGGCGCTCTTGTGGGCTGGGCATGCTCGCACGTCTGGCGTGACACGACGACGCTTGAGATGTTCGTTGACCATCGGCACCGGGCGTCGTGCATGGCGTTGGCACTGTCAGCGGCTCTGGTCATCCACGGAACTATCGACCGCAACAAGTCGCTCGCGGTGTTCGCTCCAGCCACTGCGGCGATTGCTCGGAAGCTGGGCGTGCTCAACGTGGTGGAGTACGAGCGGTCTGGTACGGATTGGGTCAAAGTCTAACGGCATACCCGGTCTGGAACGCATGGCGTTTCCCGTAGCGTTGCTCGCATGAGCGACGAACTGCGCGACAAGATCGCTGAGACAGCATCCGGCCCGAAGCGCGTCCGCACGGACGCAGGCGAGGTCGAGTCGCAGGACGTCGCCGACATGATCGAGGCGGACAAGTATTTGTCTGCAAAGGCTGCGAGTGCCGGCACGAACAAGCGACGTGGTCTGCGTTTCAACAAGCTCTTGCCTCCGGGGACGATCTAACGTGGGCATGCTCGGCAATCTCTTTGCGAGACAGAAGCCGCAGGCTGTGGCTGTGCCGCTGCGTGTCCGTGGCAAGTTCGACGTTGCCGAGAGCGGCGAGGACCGACGCCACTGGGCTAACGCCGACGCCTTCGCTGCTGACGCCTCACTGTCACCGATGGTGAGACGGACGATGCGGAATCGGGCTCGCTACGAGAGACAGAACAACTCCTACCTCGCTGGCATGTCCGCCACGCTCGCCAACGACTTGGTCGGCACTGGCCCACGGCTACAACTGCAATTCGGTGACGACGAAAGCGCTCGGATGATTGAGCGTGCGTTCTTCGACTGGTCGTGGCAGATCGACTTGGCGTCGAAGTTGCGGACCATGCGTGAGGCTCTGGTCGTCGATGGCGAAGCGTTCGCCATGATGATCACCAACCCACGGATGCCGGGCGTGCAGCTTGACCTTCGACTCGTAGAGTCCGAGATGGTCGCCACGCCGACTGAGTTGATGGCGCAGAGCATCACGCCTGACGGCTCGACGGTGGACGGGCTTGAGTTTGACACGGTCGGCAACGTCACTGCGTACCAAGTCTTGAACTACCACCCTGGCTCAAACTTCCGAGTCAACACGCTGGAGTTCCAGCGTGTGCCAGCGTCGCAGATGGTGCATTGGTTCCGACCGCTGCGGCCTGGTCAACACCGTGGCATGCCCGAGGTCACGCCGGCTCTCAAGCTCTTCGCACAGCTGCGGCGATACACCGAGGCGGTGTGTGCTGCTGCCGAGACTGCCGCCGACTTTGCGGGCTTCCTTCGCACGAACTCGCCAGCCGCCGAGGTGGACGAGGTCGAGGCGTTTGCCGAAATGCCGATTGAGAAGCGGTCGATGGTCACGCTGCCAGACGGTTGGACTTTCGAGCAGCTGAAAGCAGAGCAGCCGACATCGACTTACGCGATGTTCAAGCGTGAACTCATCGGCGAGATCGGTCGCTGCCTTGGGCTTCCCTTCAACGTCTCTGCACTCGACTCGTCATCGTACAACTACGCTTCCGGTCGCATGGACCATCAGGTCTACGCGACGACGCAGCGAATCATGCGTGACGATCTTGAGCGCAAACTGCTCGACCGTGTGCTTGAGGCTTGGGTCAATGAAGCCACGCTCGCCGGCTACATGCCGCAAGGCGTTCCCGCCTTCTCGGAGTGGGATTGGTCGTGGCAGTGGGACGGCAAAGAGCACGTTGACCCGAAGAAAGAGGCCGACGCTGCCGAGACACGGCTGCGGAATCACACAACCACGCTGGCGGCAGAGTACGCCAAGCAGGGCAAGCAGTGGGACGTCGAGTTGAGGCAGCGTGCCGCTGAAGTGGCGCTGATGGATGAACTCGGCTTGTTCGTGGACTTCACGCCGGAAGTGAACTACGGCGGCGCTCTCGATGAGAACGACGACCAAGAGGAAACCGAATGAACGCAATCAAGCTGGATTCTGGCGTCGAGTTCCTGCAAGCCGCTGAGGGCGAGTCGGCACCGGCTGGCAAGCGGTTTCGCATCGTCGCCTACACCGGCGCACCGATTCGTCAGGGCTGGAGCCGCGAGCCTGTCGTGATTGACATGGCTGGCATGCAGCTGCCGGCGACTGTGCCTGTGGTGCTCGGGCATGACTACACGCTCGGCAGCATCCTCGGGCAG